TGGTGCTACCTCAAGCACTTCTACATCAGTCAATCAAAACTATCGACTACTTGGCTCTAATTCTGGTGATCGCGGGAAAAAGGGAACCAATGTTTATATTGGAGTTACAACAACATCTGTATTAATATATAAGAGTGCAGCCAATGCCTGGTTAGTTGCTACTGGTGCTGGTTATGCACTAACTGCCGATGGAACAATTAATATTACTATCGCTGGAACAACTCAATTTGGCGAAGCAGATACTAACAAAAAGGACACTATTGAATCCGTAGAGGTTTGGACACCTCGTGCTGGGTCAGATGTTTTATTAGTTGCTGAAAAAAATCTTATTCCGTATGCTCAAACGGACAGGAATACTATTGGTAGTTTTAATCGCATTCATCGTAAAAAAGCATTTCTTAATCAGTCCGCTGTTGAGTACGAGTTCTTCGTGGACTTTGATGGTGCTAATATTTTAAATATTACTAGCACGACTGACAACTCAGCATTTGTTACCTACAAAAAGGAGTTCACTCCATTTACTATTACTGTTTCCGACCCAGTTGTTGTAGCGGACTTTACCGGTAGCACTGTTGAGGTTCCTGCGGAGTTCTTTGCTTACCTTGCTCACGCAACCTATGCTGACTTCCTCCGTATGGACGGACAAACTGACAAGGCATTTGCTGAGGAAAACACAGCGTCCGTTGCCCTAGCACTAGAACTAGAAAAGATTGATATAATCTCTAATAACAATACCGTGAACAAGCGGTTCTCCACTTATGTAAATCGGCAGTCCCGATAATAACCCCCTGTGATATAATACGCAATTATGGCAAGTTCAAGAAATAACGCACTGGAGTTCAGCTCCGTAGGTTCAATAGTAATCAATGCTGCTGACGGTGCAACCGCTGGTACGTTTGGAGCTATCCAGTTCCTGAAGGATTCAACTCTTTCAGCATTGACCGCTACTAATGTAGAAAATTCTGCCGACCTCCTTACATCCTTCGGAGCAGGTACAATTATATATGGTAACTTTACTTCCGTAACCGTAAGCGGTGCGGGCAGCTTAGTGCAACTACACAAGGTCTAATATGCACATTAGCCTTGACTCAGCCCTGGGTCAGCAGCGCAGGCTGAACTCAGTAGGAGAGAGCATCACACAGATTGCTCCTGATCCTGCGGCGGCATACAGCCTCCGTAGTCTTACTGGTTCTGATCCCAAGGTTGTGCGTGTCCGCAGAGGAAGCGACAACCACGAGCAGGACTTCACATCGTCCGAGGTGTCTTCTGGTGCGTTGGTTGACTTTGTAAATGCTCAGGTAACAGCACCTCTGGACATACAGGCACTGAGTGCAACGGGTCGTGACGGTGACTTCCTTATTGCCAAGGCCGCTTACTCACTTCGTAGCCTAGGGACACGGCAGGCTACCGTAACATCAAGTGGTGATACTGCTGGTGATACATCTGGTAAGTTTGTATGCCAAGTTCGTCGTGATTCTGATGATGCCCTGAAGTCCTTTACGGCAACTGAAATTACCGATGGAACACTGTTGGCTTTTACTAATGCGGATTACGTTAAATACACCTCTGACTTTAGTGCTGGAGATAATGGTTGGGGTTCTTTTGATGACGTTACTGAAACTGGCAATATTGATGGTATTGGAGGATTAGATGACAACTTGCGATTAGCTATAGGTTCAGCTACTAGCCAACACAGAGCGTTTAAAAATAGCATTCTTCCAGTAAACCAAAAAATTAATTTTTCAGCCAGAGTATTTATACCCTCAACAAACTCGGTTGTTGATAGTCTTGGGATAAGAGACGCATCTGGCAGTGTTATTATTGCTGCTGGCACGACCCCCGCACAAGACGAATGGGTTACGATAACGGCAAGCAATGTAACTGTAACTAATGCTTCTGGTCAGTTGAGAATAGACCTTCAAGACGGAGGAGTTAATAACTTTGCTGGCAATGGTTCTGATGTAGTATATTTAAGAGAGATAACAGTTACTCAAGTTACATCGGATGGCTTCGTTAAAACTTGGTATGACCAAAGTGTAAGCGACCAAGCAGGAAATACAGCAACAGGTAATCACGCAACTCAAGCAACTGCTGCGAATCAACCTAAGATTGTAAGTGCTGGCTCTTTGGTTTCTGGAGGTCTTGAGTTCGATGGAAGCGATGATTTCTTTGGTTTAACTTCTTCAATTACTCAAAGCGGAGCGTTTTCTTACTTTTTTGCTCTTGATGGTTTGGTAGATGCCCCCAGAACTTTAGTTGGCACAAGCGGAGGAGCTACGCCACGAGTTCGGTGCGAATCATCGAATCTTGAAATTAAATCTAGTGCAACAGAGATTAACTATTCTACATCTGTGTGGACTGCAAATAGCGGCAAATCTTTAGTATCTTTTAATCGAAATGGTTCTAATTCAGCTTCAGCTCATAGAGATGGAGTTGAGATAGGAACTGCTGGATCAATGTCTGGCAATTTAACCCACGACAGATTATTTAAATTAGATGATGCAAACGCGGCAAGCTTTACTGGCAAGTGTCAAGAAGTCATAATATACGACACTGACCAAACAGACAACCGCACAGCCATTGAAGCTAACATCGGTGAAGCCTACAGCATTGACCTACCATCTGGTGTGGACCCAGGGTTTGACCAAGTGGACGGCTTTGTAGAGACTTGGTATGACCAGTCAGGTAATAGCAGAGATGCTGTGCAAGCAACTGCTGCGGAGCAACCTAAGATTGTTAGTGCTGGTTCTTTAAACACTGATGGCGGCTTACTGTTTGACTCAAGTGAATTTGATTTAGGATCTTCAGTTTCCCTTGGTTCAGCGCATAGTATTTTTGCCGTTGCAAAAACAATCACAGCTAGGTCATCTACATTTCCAAATTTGTTGACTAATCCAACCAATGGAAGAGGAGTGGGTATCTATTCTGACGCAATAACTGATAAAGCCGTCGCTGCTTCTAACACTGATAATAGTTTTAATTTTAGCAGTAACACAAACAGAAAACTAATGTCAGTTACATCTGACGCTACCAATGTAAATGGTTTTGAAAATGGCGCAGCATCTTCTGACAATGCAAGAAGCCAATCATTAACTACCAATGATTTTAAAGAAATTGGTGGTGGTTCTAACTTTGCTGGCACAATAGAAGAAATTATTGTTTATCTGTCCGACCAAACAGCTAACCGTGTAGCCCTCGAAACTAACATTATAAACCATTACGGAATATCATAATGCTTTACTTAATATACGCAAGCAAGGAGGCCGCCATAGAGCGAGCCGACGAAGAAGGCAAGGAGATTGGCTTTGATTACTGGATCGAGGACAATGGTGTAGGCACGCGCTGGCTGACTTACCCTAACGAGACTATTGACCATACCTGGGCATTGGATGTAACGGACTACGACCTAGATGATTCCGAGAAGGCATCAACCGTTGATCACTACACACCGCTACCTGACCCTGACGAAGACTAAATGCTATGCAAGATATTATCTACAGATCAACAATCGGAACAGGTGGATTCTTTGCCACCATTGGACTATCTCCTGTGAACGAAGTGCTTGGATTCTGTGTAGGTCTAGCAACCTTCATCTATATGTCCGTATCCGCAATCAAGGTAATCAAGGAACTCAAAGATAAATGACAACAGAACTCATAGCAATGCTAGGAGGAGGAGCCTCTGGCTTTATCTTTAAACTGATTGGACAGTTAGTTTCCAACCAGCAAAGCACTATGGACTCCATGATCAAGAAACAAGCAGCCGCTGACGAAAGCCACCAGAAAGCCGCTACAAGGGGCGGTGAGTGGGTCAGGAGAGTCATCGTATGCACTGTCCTGTTTGCGGTCGTTGTAGCCCCCTTTTTGTTGGCTCACAGCCCTGAGGGAGTTACCGTAGGGCAGGAGAAATCTTCCTTCTTTGGATTATTCAAGGGAATCAAGTATCAGACCCTTAATGGTTACCTAATACTACCAGAGGTTCGTCAAACAGTTCTAGCCATTGTCGGATTCTACTTCGGCTCCTCAACCATTAAATGAATGAAGTTCTACAAATCATTGCATCCCTCTGGCCTATCGGCATTGGCGTTATTACGCTTATTATCGTGCTAGCCAGAATGCACTACAACCTAGAAGCCCTTACAGAAAAGGTAAAAGTCCTATTCGATTTTCACAATAAAAGAAAGAAATAATTATGAATAAAAAGAAAGAACTATCAGCCTTTGAACAGGCTTCACTAGATCGTATGAAAAGACAAGAAACGCGTTCTGTTTATAAACTTGATCGTAAACCAGGAGAAAGTCCAGGACAAAGAGATACTCGTGTAGCCGCAGAGTTGCGTGCTAGAGAAGCATTTAAAAGAAAACTTATTAAATAATTATGAAGTGCTGCATCTGCAAAACTAAAGATACATTTATCAGTAAGGTAAAATCCATCGCATCCAAGCTCGTAGCCTGGGTCAAATCAGTAATCAAATAACGAAAGATAACATTATGCCAATGGGAAAAGGAACGTACGGAAGCAAAGTAGGTCGTCCATCTAAAGCTGCTAAGGCTAAGGGGATGAAGAAGATGGCCATGAAAAAGAAGAAGAAGTAATGCCATTTAGCAAATACAGTCCAAAACAAAAGAAGATAGCTAGGGTGGCTGCACCTCGTAACAAAATTACCGGGGCTGACTTCAAAGTATTAAAGAAATCAAATGCACAGAAAAATACTAACCGTCGCAAGAAAGCTTGAGCAAGCATCCAAGGCTCACGCTGGTCAAGCCAAGGTACTTAAATCAATTGTAAAGAATGCCAAAAAAAGCAAAAAGCGGGGGTAAGATATGCCCTGAAGGTAAGGCTTGGGCGAGACGGACGTTTGACACGTATCCGTCCGCTTACGCGAACATGGCTGCATCCAAGTACTGCAAGAATCCTAACTATGCAAAGAAGTCCAAAGGTGGTAAACGTAAAGGAAGATAATGGGTCAACTCAAACAATGGCGGGAACAGAACTGGGTAAGGATAGGCACTGATGGATCGATCAAAGGCCCTTGCGGAACGTCGAAAGATAAGAAGAACCCTGACCGTTGCCTGCCTAAGAGAAAGGCTCTCAGCCTCACGAAGGCAGAAAGAGCAAGCACAGCTAGAAAGAAAAAGAAGGCAGGATCCAAAGGAAGAACAGTCGTAGCAAATACGCCTAGGGCGAAGGTCAGAAGTTAATGAGGAAGGAACACAAGAGCAAACAAGGAGGACTCACAGCGGCTGGTCGTGCTTACTTCAAGCGCAAGACGGGTGCTAACCTCAAGGCTCCGGTCACGGAATCCAACCCCAAGGGCAAAAAGCTAGCCCGAAAGAAATCATTTTGCGCCAGAATGTCTGGCGTTAAAGGTCCAATGAAGGACAAAAAAGGTAGACCAACACGGAAGGCACTAGCCCTGAAGCGTTGGAAATGTTAATAATTCAATAATCAATACAATGAGAAAACAAGTATTCCGTCGCGGTACAGCGGCATATCGTTTGGCAAAGGCTCAAGGCCGTTTGCCTTCACAAATAAAAACGAAGGATTTAAGCGCAACTAGGGTAGTACAGGGTCCAAAGATAGAAAAACTTTCATCTCCAACCGCACAACAAGCTGGAAATAAGTTAATTAAAACTGGTCAAGCTGCAGTAAAAAAGGCAAAATTCAATCAGTTAAGCCCATACCAAAAGAGCGTTCAAACTAGAAATGAATCACGAGCTAACGCAAAAAGAGACAAGCTTAATGATGCAATAGCAAGAGCAAAGGCAAAAATGGGTTCACAGAATACGGATTACAAGAATAACTATATTCAAAGCGAAATTGATAAATTAAAAAAACAATTAGCTAAAATTAAATAATCAATGCCCGAGTACCGGACATATGCAGGACTAGATGACCGCATCTCTAAGGATGGAGATGTAGGTTTTGTTGGTTTTAATAATCGGATGCGACCTGATCAGTTACCAGCAGGTTTGCTTGCTGATGCACAGAACCTACGGACCGACCGCAGGGGTGAGGCACAGGTGCGAAAGGGCATTGATCTAATATCTAATCCATTAAGCACAGGTGCATCTGCTCTTGTCCTTCCATTTACTTTAGTTGCTGATGATACATCAGTAACGGCTACGCAGACTGGTGGTGCTGTAGTTCTGACAAATGTTACTGCTACAAATTTTCCTAGTTCTGGAACAGTTAATGTCTCAGGTGTATCCGGACTTACTCCTGCGGTAAATGGTAATCGTGCATTTACAAAGGACAGTAGCACGCAGATTACAATATCTGACCAAACATACAGCGGGACGGCTAGTGGCACGGCTACAGTTAAGTTCGGCATACTCAATGAAGGTGCTATTAATGCTATCCATGCGTCCTGCGCCTTCTCGGATCCTAACGCATCAGCCAGTCAGTATATTATATTTGCTTCTAACGTAAAAGCGGTAGCTGTTAATACAGCTACTGGAGAAACCTATGACATGGGTTATCCGACAGGAGTAACTGTGACTTCCACTGGATCTATGCTCCAAGCGTTTAACAAGGTCTTTATATTTCGTGACGGAGAGACTGCGCTAGAAAACAATCTAAGAATATCTACAATTAGTGCAGCAACAGTTACTGGCTCAAGTAATACTGCAAATATTACTACAAGCACAAATCATAATTTAGTAACAGGAGATCTTGTTACAATAAATAATTTAGGATTCAGCACCACTGATCCTAATGGTTCGGCTAAAAGTATTACAAAAACTGGTGATACTACATTTACATATTCACTTACAGCAAGCGGTGATGAAACCTATACGGCTTCAAGTACCTCTATTGTAGCGACTGACTTTACAAAGGTAGCTAGTGGAACCTATACTCAGCCAATTCAAATAACTTCAACGGTTACTACAGCAGCTGGGAAAATGACTGTAGACACTGGCTCGGATGCACATAATCTATCAACTGGAAATGAGGTAATTGTTGAGGACAAAGCTGGGAGTAATTTAGTTGATGGAGAGCGATACGTAGTAACAGTTGTTGATTCTACAAATTTTACTATATTTGTCCAGCACGCTAACGAAACAAATACTCCTAATGTAATATTTCAACAACAAGTATCCGTAGGTCTTGGGTTCAGCCATATGCCTGCACCACCGTATGCAGTCTACCATCAGCGTAGACTAGTCATGCCATTCAAGTTCAGTGTTACCGGAACGGATACATTTACCTCTAGGGGAATACTCGACGAAGTCATAGCCTCCGACATTCTGGACACTGACACCTATGACCAGATATATGCCCAATACAGGTTCAATGCGGGTGAGGCTGACTTCAATGTAGCCCTGCACTCCTTCTCCGAGGACAACCTAATGGTGTTCAACCGTAATAGTATTCACCTAATTACTAACACAACGTCCCTGCAAGGAGCTAGCACTAGACTTTTAACTAACGAAGTTGGATGCGTAGCTCGTCAGTCCATTGTACAGGTTGGTAACCAAGTTATCTTCCTTTCCGACAATGGTGTTTATAGTACTCAGTTCTTTGACGAATACAACCTTCGTGGCACTGAGACTCCCCTAAGTGAGCCAATTAACGTAACTATTCAAAGGATCAACAAGGCTCATCGGGACAAGTCCGTAGGTGTTTACTTCGATAACAGATATTTTTTAGCTGTTCCTCTAGATACTTCAACTAAGAACAATGCCATAATAATCTACAATTTCCTCAACAAGCAGTGGGAAAGCATTGACCAGGTATCTGATGCGGACTTCCATATTTCTAATTTATTAGTTGTTGGCGAAGGCGCAGAACGTGGGGTATACGCGGTCAATGACATAGGCGGGGTGCAGAAACTGGATGAACGAGTTGATGGGGTTGACAGGGTAATTACTCAGATTGGTGGAGCAGAAAAGACAATTAATATTCCGGGTTCACTGACTACTCGTCAATACACACTAGGTAGTCTAGAGAGAAAGAACTGGAAGCAGTTTGAAATGCACATTGAGTCAGACACATCTGCTGTGTCTAACTTTGATATATCTGTTGAAACAGAGAACCCGGATGCCAATCTTTCTTTAGGCACACTCAGTGACTTTGTTGGATCAACTCTGGCTGAGGATGAAGATGTGTCCATCCGTGGTAGAATAGGTAACCGTCGAGGTTACGGAATTCAGTTTACACTTAACAATACACTAGGAAGACCAAAGATTAGAGCCATTGAAGCCGATGGGTCCATATCCTTCCGTTCAACTAATAAAGCAGAATAATGGCAATTTTATCAAAAGGAACAGATTTTTCAACAGGCGATCAGGTCACGGCAGCTAACCTTGATGCCTTGGTTGATAGTGCAACATTTGCGGCAGGAGCCGTAGATGACAGCACTACAGCCTTGGACAGTTCTTCCCCACAAAAAATTATTGTAAAAAATGGGGGAATAGGCACTACTCAACTAGCTACCAGTTCAAGCACAACGACTGGTGTAACTTTTGAAAAGATGCAGCACGTTGCCGCTAATACTGTATTAGTAAATGATACTAACGCAGAGGGTGATATATCCGCTAAGGCTGTTGCCGATACACAAATACTTATTGGTGACGGCACTGGCTTTACAGCCGCTGCTCTTAGTGGTGACGCTACCATGACGAATGCAGGTGTTGTTGATATATCTGATGATGTTGCTTTAGGTGGTAACCCTACGACCACTACTCAGTCAGCTGGTAACAATACCACACGAGTAGCCACTACCGCTTTTGTTACCACTGCTGTTGCTGCCTCAACTTCCTCAGAAGCTATTATTAAATCCGATTCTGGAGGGGTCAATGTAGGCACTTTTGGGTCACCGAATCAATACTTTGTTAATATGTCTGAAGTTTTTGACCCGGACAGCATTGTTTCTTTTAGTTCAGGTAATATTTCTTTTGCCTCGACAGGCACTTACCTCATAGATATTTCGGGCAATTTTTCCGATTCAGATTCTAGCACTGATGATAATTTTTTGATTCAACTTACCTCATCAACCTCTTCGACCACAAACCTGCTGGATGGCACTGGTAGTAGCACAGAGTTTTCAAGCACGACGGGTTCGCTAGACCAAATTTCATTTTCTCAAAAATACATAAGAACAGTAAGCGATGTATCCACTGACAAGTTAGCTATTTACGCGAAGCCCGAAGGGGCATCCAGCACTTCTTGGGAAGCTAAAGATGTGTATATCGTAATTCGCAAACTTACCTAATTAAGGACTTATGAACCCCCTCCTGCAATCAGTCCAAATAGCATTGCAAAATGCTACACAGAAAGAAGCCATTGACTTTATTGATAGAGTCGTGGATTTCTGTGTTGAACACGAGAACGGTAGAGTACTAGAGGGGTGGCCAGAGGATCGGATGCAGTTACTCATTGCTTACCATATGGCGAAGCATACCTTTCTTTTTGAGCAGGACGAAGAAGGTAATATACAAGGTGTATTTATGTGGTATAATTGCAACGAGGACGACGGCTGGCCCTTTGTTCAGAACTGGGAGGCTGATGACCCCGAAGGCAACGCAATTTTCATGGCCTTCTTATTCGCAGAGAGTACCGACACCTTTAAACGACTTACACAGAACTTTATCATCAAATGCCCTGAGGTCATGCAAAAGAAATTATTGGGCGTAAGATACAGGAATCAAAAACCTACTAAGGTTGAGTACACACCTAAATTATTTAACAGAATACTAAGCATATAATATTATGGGAGGCAAAGGATCATCATCACCACCACCACCAGCACCTATTGACCCAGGTGCGTCAATGGGCGAATACTTATTTGGTCAAGATTTTGAAAGTTTTCAAGGCGTTACTGACCCTCGATTGCAGGAGCGATTAATTGCTGCAGAGCAGAGGTTCCGTCCGCAGTACGCAGGACTAGAGCTAGCGGATATTAATACGTTTGCAACTGGTATTCCTGGAGGCACGGACAACCCTCAGTACAAGAGACTTGAGGCCCAGCTTGCTGGACTAGAGGCAGGCGAGGGAGGTATTAGCAGCGAAGAGGCAACGAAGATCGCTCGGTCAGCGGCGGGTCCTGCCCCTTCAGAGACTATCACGACAACACTTAAGTATGGTAGGAATAAAGGGCAAACTCGTACATCTAAAAATAAGAACTACGAAAAAGAATTAGAGGAATACAACAGGGAAGTCCAAAGCATAGCTAGCTCCCTTGGTGGGAATCGTGCCTCTCAGATTGCTTCTGTTAAGGCTGAGATGGCGCAGCTTGAAAGTTCGCCAGGGCAAAGGGGACTCTTTGATTTACTAGAGGAGCAGTCAACCCGTGCGGGTGCATTACAGCGTTCGGAACTAGAATTACAACGTGAGTCCGACGTAGGTGCATTGCAAAGATTCGCACCTCAAGTTGTTGAGGCTTACCGTTCCGCTGATCCTGCTAGCACAGCAATAGCAGAGAGTATGTCCCGTCGAGCCTTGGGTCAACTGACTCCCGAAGAGGAACGTAACGTACAGCAAAGGTCCAGACAGGCAAGCCTAGCGAGGGGTCGCATCGGTGACTCATCGTCCATTGCCGCAGAGGCACTTGGTCGCTCGGACTACACTGCTCAATTCGCGCCTCAGGCCTTTGAAATGAACCGTCAGCTAGCCGGTGACATAGGTAGCACCCTTTTAGGCCGTCCTTCTTCAGCTATTAGTCTAGGTGGTCAAGTCCTAGGAGCAGCAAAAGCAGGTGCCTCGGGTCCTATGGGACCTCAGCTATTTGATCCTAACATGGGTATCAATATGGCCTTGCAACAGCGCGGACAGGATGTTACCTTCCAGGGTATGCAAGCTCAGGCCCAAGCAGCTAGGGGTGCAGGTATCATGGGTGGCATTGGTGGCATTGCTCAAGGCATTGGTGCGGCGGGTGGTCTTGCGGCATTCTGCTGGGTAGCCCGTGAGGTCTACGGTATTGAGGATCCTAAGTGGCTACAGTTCCGTTACTGGATGCTTAACGATGCACCTTCTTGGTTCCGTAACCTGTACATAAAGTACGGTGAGAAAATAGCTAAGTTCATTTCCAACAAGCCTCTTGTAAAATCAATCATCCGCAAGTGGATGAATACAAAAATTAAATAGTATGGCATTTCAAGCAGGATCAAGAATACGCCCAGAACTGGGTAACGCGGACTACAGTGGCTTTACAAGGGCCGCTGAGATACAGGCATCGAGCCTCGCACAGCTAGGTGCTACTATTGGTGGGGCTATACAGGTTGCGGGAGAAAAGAAAAAAGAAAAGGCTCTTAGCAAACAAGCTCAAGAGATGGTCTTTAGTTTCCTAAAATCAAATCCTGAGCAGGCTAATTTCTTTGGCTTACCAAAGGATTTTGAGATGAGTGACGTAAAACCTGTCGTTGATGTTCTTGGTTCTAAACCTAGCATATCACTCATGATGCAACTCAAGATGGCTGAGATGGAAGCCAATAGAACCGAACGCCCTACCATAGGTGACATAACCAAGTTGAAAGAGTTCCTTCCGGGCGATAAGATAATTGAAGGTGGACGGATTGTTGATACAACTTTTAGGAATGAAGTTCTGCCAAAGAGTGACCCCTTGGTACAACAATTACTTCAAACTGATGTCGGACGATCTCAATTATATGGGTACGCTCCAGCGGAGTTAATAAGCACAACTACAGAAGACGAAGAAGCAGAATAGAACTAATACCCCAATGGCCACTTCTACATTCAGAGATCCAGGAACTGGCAGGACATTTAGTTTTAAACATGATTCTAAGTTAAATCCTGAACAGCTACAAGCGTTAGCCCAAGACAAATTGTCTGAGGGTCTAAAGCGGGAGGGCAATATTGTCACCCGTAATCTAGCCATTGGCGTTGATACAATTCAACAAAATGTTTTTGGATCAGCCCTAGAAGGTATTGGTAAAAGCTTTGACCTAAAGACTCTCGAGGAGCTAGGTGCTAGCGTTATAGAGGAGCAAGAAAGCCAGATGGAAGACCGTCGTAGGTTTGCTCCTAGGTCAGAAGGCTTTGTTCCATACGTCACGGAAATGGCTGCTCAATCAGCTCCTATCAGTGCGGCTGGTATAGCTGGTGGCCTTGCTGGTGCGAAGGCAGGTGCAGCTATTGGTGCTTTTGGAGGTCCAGTAGGCGCAGGTATTGGTGCTGC